CTATTCCTCGCTAATACTTTCTTCAGATCTTATACTCTAATAATGATAGATGGTAAACCCACTAAAACACAATTAGATAAGTTCAATACTGCAGTATTTGGTTTATCTGAACCAAACTACGACAGAGAGTTAGTAAAAGATATTTCTACTTCAAGTGAAAGATTCTTTACTAAATTTGTAAATAAATTCCCGGATTACCCGGAACATCTTTACAATGTACAATATACACCATTAGTGTATGTTGCTCCAAATGAGAAAACAAGTCCTTGTTATAATGACGAAGGACCTTTTCATGATTTGGAAATATATACTTCAAAACGAAGTAATCCTCAGACGAAGAGTTTGTATCCGTTAATGGCTATCGACTCGTTGTCAAGTTTGTGGGCTAAATTCCCTATGGAAGTTTCTGAAACTATCCTCGGAAAAGGTCACACACATATTCCACCTATGAAAGTGCGAACATCAAAGGATGTACCCGCAGGGACATTAGGTTTTATTCAAGAACCGGGTTGCAAATGTAGAATTGTTGCAAGCCCTGCTCTGTCGATCCAAGCGATCGGTGAACCACTTAAAAGAAAGTTGGAATTTATTTCCTCTAAAATAAAGTGGATGTATACCTTCGATCATCAAAAAGGTAGAGAAACTACCCAAGAATGGTTAAAGAAGGGTAAAACAGTGTATGCGTATGATGCTTCATCATTCACAGACAGGTTCCCAGTTGATTTACAACTAGAAATGCTACGGGTAATGAAAGATTGTGCATTATTGACACAATTCGATTATGAGGTAGCTGTATCGTGTAGTAAACTAAAGTTTAAGAGTGAATATCACTCGCATTTAGTTCAATACACAGCCGGTGGCCAACCGATGGGTTGGGGTCCCAGCTTTCACTTGGCAGCATTAACACATGCAATACTTGCATGGAAATGTTGCAGATTAACAGGACAAAGTCCTGCAGATACTGTATCCATTATTGGCGATGATATAAACATTTGCCATGAGGCCACAGCTAGACACTATGTGGACTTTATGTCAAGACTAGGTGTCGACATAAACTTAGAGAAGTCAATTATCTCTGACAAAGTATCTGAGTTTGCTGGTAAGATTATTACTAAGGATATCATAATCCCTACGATAAAACTTAAACCAGGTAGAAGAAATCAAGAACAATTAGTGAAATTGTTAGATTTTTATCCTCGTCACTTTTGGAACAATTTAAGTCCAGAAGAAAA